TCACCACCTACACGTTTTTGTTGTAGTTCATTTATATTTCTATCTCTTACTATAAGAGCAATAATAGGTTGTACACCGAGTTCTATAGCACGGTATGCAACCTCTTTTATTTTGGGAACTTGTCTGACACCATCATAGAAGAAAGGTACACTGACATTAGCACAGAAGAAGTCACCCTTAGGGAACTTTAGTTCTTCTGGATTTACCCAGTACTTAGCAAAAGGTTCTTCATCACTAGGAATCCAATACTCATGTTTTAGGTCATTCCAACCTACTACATTCTCATGAGCACTGAGTAGTCTAGCAAAGAGATGATTACCAGAACCTTGAGGACCACAGACAATCAATAATTTTTTCATTTAGATAATAAAGAGTTTCTCAGTTCTCTGGCAGATACGTTAGCATCACATAACTTATTCAACCAGATTCTTTCATCAAGTGTTACAGGGACACCATCTGTAGTAATCATTCTACAGCATATGTCAGTGAGTTCAAGTCTGTATTTGGTACTAAGCATAGAACTCATCTAGTTTGAATATACTCTTCAACTCTAAACCATTTTTCTTCAGTGCTTCCTCAGCACCTTCCTGACGGTCTACAACAGTAACAACACGGTTTACTATGAAACCTACATCACGTAATGATTCTGCTGCTGACATAGCAGATTCTCCTGTAGTAGTTACATCTTCTAATACAGTTACTTGAGAACCATGTGCTAGTTGTGGTCCTTCTACCAACGACCCTGTACCATGATCCTTCACTTCCTTACGGACGATCAGAGCATCTAGTTTCACGTCATCTATTGCTGCTACTACAGCAACTCCAGAAACTAGTGGATCAGCACCTAATGTTAGACCACCAACAGCAACTGAATCTTCCTCTACAAAATCTGAGAGTAAGCAACTTGCATAGAATAATCCTTTTCCACTAAGTGTAACTGGTTTACAGTTGAGATAATGATTGCTTTCTTTTCCTGATGAAAGAATAAAGGAACCCCTACGGTATCCGTTAAACTTTAGCATTTCAAATAATTCTTCTTTCATTGTTAGCAGTGGCAAGGTTTGTCGTTACAGCAAGGTAGGTAATCACCTCCTCCTGTGTTTGGTATATTAGGATTCATTGGGAAAGGAACCCCTGTTTTATTACCATCGTCTAATGGATTCTCTTTGACATATCCTATGTACTTCTCATTAGCATCTTGTTCTAATATTTTATCTATTCTATCATCATACCATGCTATTGGGAATCCGACATCTAATGACTTCAAATACTCTTGCTTATAAAGATAAAGCAATTCATAACTTAGGAATGTTGGATTATCAAATTGACCCAGTTGATCATAAAAATGTCTTACAGTTGACTCTTCTCTTATCCTCTTTTGTTGATTTCTCAGTATAGTCTTATCCCTACCTATGACTAGGATCTTAGTTTTAAGACCCGACAATTGAGCATTTGTGCAAAACTGCACCACGTTTGGACACCATTTGGTCCCTTTACTTTCTATGCCAAGTGGGATACTTATAGAGGTAAAGTAATATTGACTTTGCGACCAGTCAAATTTATGCAGAGTGGACGGATCCTTCCAATACTCAGCAAAGGGTTCTGAAAAACGGTGAGCTTCCCAATAGTTATCGAGTAGACTCTTCCAACCAAAAACATCCTCGTGCAATGAGAAAATTTTGGACCAGAGGTGGTTGCCCGAACCTTGCGGTCCCGTTAGAACAGCGAGAGTTTTTGTCATACATTCTATATCCCTAATCTAATTATACCATAAATATTACGACTGTATATACAGTCTGTTCTGGTATATACCAAAATGGCAAATCCAAAAATAAAGATAAAGAGATCTCATGTCTCTGGCAAAGTCCCACATTATCCTTCTACATTAGATCTTGGGGAGTTTGCAATCAATACTTATGACGGTAAAGTATTCATAGCTGCTGGTGAAGCAGGGGTGGGAATAGGAACCACTGTAAAAGGAGTAATTGTTGATGGGGGTGAGGTTGCTGATTTGACAGTAGGAACTCCTACAGGTGGTTTCAAAAGTGGTGCTTTCACCATAGCGACTAGTGATAAAATAAAAGATTCTGTAAACGATCTAAACAATATATTAGGAAAATTAGTACCATCAGCACCAACTACTATCAATGGTGTTTCAATCAGTCTGACTGGAACAGCAGGTAATGGTAGACTTTGTGCTGGATTTACACCAACAAACAATACAGGTGGTTCTGCACCAGTAGCAGGTACACAATATACTAGAAACACTGATAGCACAGTATCTACATCATATATTACAGAATACGGACCAGGAGATTCTGGGACTGTTACTGGACTAATCAACACTGTTGGAGTAGGAACTATTGCTTTAGCAAGTGGAGATCAGAGTGCTACTAGTGGTGCTTTACAGATAAGAAATGATGAGGATGCTTCTAATTCATCAAGAGATACAGGAATAGCAGCAGGGTTCTATGAGATATATGACGTTAGACTCATAAATGCAGCATCACCTGATGGATATAACTTAGCAAAAATTACACATGGTGGTGCTACTACTGGATCAGTTTACTGGTATGAGGATCCAAGTACAGTAGGTGCTCCTGTAATTTCATTCAGTGGTGTCACACTACCTTCATCACCAACATTATCATATTCATCTGGTATACCTCATTATACTGAGGCAGCTGCAAATGCATTCACTTATGTTTTGACAGTCACCAACGCATCAGGTGATATGTATACTTCCTCTACATTACTAAGTGATGATGGTAATGGAAATGCATTTACAAGTCCAGGTAATAAATCTTATACAGACTTTGCAGGTGGAACCAATCCACCAGCAAGGAACTACGGGGTTGGAACTGGTGTAACTTGTTTAATGACTAATGTTCCTAGAAATATTCATACAACAGCAACTGTTAATAAATTTACAAGGTATGATGCATCCACACCTTATGGTTCTCATAATAATCAGAGAATTGATTATACACCAGATATAAATGTTATGGGAACCACTGCTGTGACCTCCAGCATGGATGAAGATAACATTTCTATATCTTCTCTTGGAACTGGGTCTGGTAACGCTACCAGAGTCAAGGCAGGTGCAACTGGTGACAATCCTACTCCTGCATATACAACTTGGACTGGTAATGCTTCTGGATCAATTGATACTTATGAGGCAACAGTTAGAGGAGGCACATTACGTCACGACCAAACGAACTATTCAACTGGATATGTCCCTGCAGGTCCAAACTATTCTGCAGGTAGAAGTGGTAATCAGTACTTCCAGATTCAACTAATCAGGTCTGCTGTTTCTCAGTTTAGAATAACTTATGCTGGTTCTGTTGCTGGATGTTGGGTATGTATGCCCGATAACTCAACTTGGACTACCTCATTATCTGGTACAAATGGTTGGGCAGATATGTTTGCAGCATATAGAGGATCTGGTGTTCCAACAAGTGCAGAACCAGGATGTTCTTCTGGTGGACTAATGGATACCAATGGAGGTACATTCACATGTACCTTAGGAACAGAATCTTCTTCTAATGATTCTAATAATAGAATTCTGATCAGATGGAAATTGACCTCTGGACAGTCAATAACTTCAATGTCATTCACATCTACATAAGAGAGGAAATCTACAAATGGCAGCATCAACACAACAAAAAGTAGACTTCCTTCTAAAGAAGATTGGTTATACCGCAACAAAGACAGGTATAGCTGAAGATGGAAGTATAAGCGGTACTAAAAAATCTCCTTCGGGTGAAGCAATTGCATCTCCCTTAGTTGTTCCTAATGCTAGTGTATGGGCAGATAGTAATTCTATACCTACAACACCACCAGGTTCAGATACAAGTCAGGTAAAAGTATATCTTGCTGGTACTTCTGGTCTGAGAATGACAGTAGATAGTACGATTGCTGGTAGTCGTTCTTTTATTGCATATACGACATATAATGATACTAGTTCTGCAATCTTAGGTGATTGGATTGATACTCAGTTTGGTTCAAGTTATATTATAAAAGTTTATAAAGGTGATCCCAATTCTGGTGGTACTCAATTATCTGCTGCTGGTTCTGGATCTAATGATGGATGGTTCTTTGATTACTCCTCTGGTGTTCTAAACTTCAATGATACAAACGTACCAAGTGGAGTAACAGATACTAATATCTACATTGTAGGTTACAGATATATTGCTACAAAAGGAGTTGGTTCTGGTAACGTAGCAACAGCAACTGCACTTCAAAACGCTAGAAATATAGGTGGAGTATCCTTCGATGGTACTGCTAATATTGATTTACCAGGTGTTAATACCGCAGGTAACCAGAACACATCTGGTAATGCTGCTACTGCAACTAATGCAACTAATGTAACAGGATCTATAGCATCTGCTGTAACAGCAACAACACAATCTGCGTCTGACAACACTACAAAAGTAGCAACTACAGCATACGTAGAAACAGCAGTCAGCAACTTGGTGGATGGAAGTCCTGGAGCACTCAATACACTTAATGAGTTAGCTGCTGCTTTAAACGATGATGCTAGTTTCTCGACTACAGTAACAAATAGTATTGCTGCAAAACTACCATTAACAGGTGGTACTATGACTGGCAATATTGTCATGTCTGGTTCAGAAACTGTTGATGGTAGAGATTTATCAGTAGATGGTTCAAAACTTGATGGTATTGCTGCTGGTGCTGAGGTCAATGTCCAATCAGATTGGAACTCCAGCTCAGGTGATAATCTGATACTAAACAAACCAACAATACCTACTAATAATAACCAACTAACAAACGGTGCTGGTTATATTGTTGGTAGTGGTGTTGCATCACTCAATCACATGGGTGTGACTGGAGTCTCTACATTCTCTGGTAATGTTAGACTTAGTGCTCAACTTCAAGATGGTAATGGTAACTTTGGAACAAGTGGTCAAGTTCTAACTTCAGATGGAACTGATACATTATGGAATGATATTACATTTGACTCTGCAAACCTAAACGTTACTGGTATTGCAACTATAAACCACATGAGGACTGTGGGTGTTGCAACATTTGCTTCTCTACACTCTAACCTATTCTCAACTGGTATATCAACCATATCTGGATTCCGTTTTCCAAGTAGCGACGGGTCGGAAGATCAAGCTTTGGTTACGGATGGTTCGGGAAATTTGAGTTTCAAGACTCTTTCTGGTGGAGGAGGAGGTGCAACAGGTGCAGCAACTACAATATCTACAGGTATTTCTACAGCTACACAAGGACAAACTGCCTTTACTACACCTCATCCACATAATGATGGATCATCTACTTACAGTCATCAGGTATTCGTGAATGGTCTGAAGATGAGGAACCAAGGTGGAGCCTCAACAAAAGACTTTACATATTCTAGTAACAGTACAATTACATTTGAAAGTCCTGGTTTAGATGCAGGAGATGAATATAGGGCTGTAGTATATTTTGGTCATACTCTAGATGAGGAATTCTTTACTGCTACACAAGGGCAAACTGTGTTTGCACTGACTGGTAGTCTGACAGCACAGAAGAATTTCAAAGTATATGTCAATGGTGTCAAACTAAGGAACGGTACAGACTACGGTGTAGCATCACCAGTTACTCTTGTTCAAGCTGCTCAAGCTGGAGACCATATAGAAATTGTCTGTGATAACGCTGAAGATTCTTTCACAGCAACACAAGGTCAAACCAGTTTCACTCCAACATCAACTGATATATCAACTGACAACATGCAAGTATATCATAATGGTCTTGTATTAAACCTAACAGGAGACTATACAATAGGATCTCCATCCGTGACACTAACAGATGGTTCAGGTCTCAATGCTGGAGACCAAGTAGATGTAGTCATTAGACGTACCTAAATAACAACATGGCACAACCAAATACTAGACAGGGACTAATAGATTACGGGAAACGCCAGTTGGGTGCTCCTGTTCTTGAGATCAACATTGCTGATGAACAGTATGATGATCTAATAGATGATGCTATACAGAGATTTCAAGATCGTCATATGGATGGTGTTGAACTTGTGTATATGAAACACAAGATTACTGAAGATTTTGTCAACAGTATACAGGCAAGTAATCAAGATGGTGCTGAACATAGTATTGGTATTACTACTACAACTAGTTCTAGTGTATCCATTACTGGTTTAGGTACTACTACTTTTAGTTTTGTAGAGAACCAGAATTTTATTCAAGTACCAGATGCTGTTATAGGTATAGAGAAGGTTTGGAAGGTTGACAGTCGTGCTATAAGTTCTAATATGTTCAACGTAACATATCAGATATTCTTGAATGAAATATATTACTTTAGTTCTATGGAACTATTGAGTTATACTCAAACTAAGAGATGGTTGGAAGATATTGATTTCATATTACATCCAGATAAACAGATAAGATTCAACAGAAGACAAGGTAGGTTGTATATTGATGCTGACTATTCTAGTATGAAGGAAGATGATTATATTATCATTCAGTGCTGGAGGATGTTAGATCCTAATGACTATACTAAGGTTTATAATGATCCATTCTTGAAAAGATATTTTGTAGGATTATTGAAGAAACAGTGGGGTTCAAACATGATGAAGTTCAAGGGTACTAAACTTCCTGGTGGAGTTGAACTCAATGGACGTGAAATTTATGATGAAGGTGTAAAGGAACTAGAGAAGTTAGAAGAACGTATGCAGTGGGAGTATGAAATGCCAGTACTTGATCTGATTGGATAATGGCACTAAATCCCTTCTTTTTACAAGGTAGTAAAGGTGAACAGAATCTCGTTCAGGATTTGACGAACGAGCATATTAGGATGCATGGAATTGAGTTCATATACATGCCTCGTAATATTGTCAAACAAGATGATATTATACGAGAAATTACTAGTACAAAGTTTGACAAATCATTTCCTATAGAAGGTTACATAGCATCATACGAAGGATTTGATTCAGGATATAATTTACTAACAAAGTTTGGTGTAAGGTCTACAGCAGAGATGAAAATAGTCATCTCGATAGACAGATATAGTGAAGGTATTGCTCCTTTAATAGATCAGGAAAGACCTTATGAAGGTGACTTGATGTATTTCCCATTGAGGGATATTATCTTTGAGATAAAATATGTCAATGATCTAGTAAACTTCTATCAGTTACAAGACAGATATACATACGAACTTACTTGTGAACCCTTCGAGTACGAAGATGAGAAGATTGATACTGGTCTTGCTACTGTCGATGATGATTTTGAGACTGCTGGTTACAATGTAACAATGATACTTGGTGATAAAGGTGCTACTGCTACTGCTACAGCAAGTATAGTGAATGGTGGTATCTATAAGGTTGATGTTATAAGTGGTGGTACAGGATTTACTAATGCTCCTACCATAAAAATAGATCCTCCAGTAGGTATAGGAACTAGTGCTACAGCAGTTGCAATAACTTCTACTACAGGAACAAGAAACTTTGCTTCATTGCGAATTGAAAGTATAAGGATCACAAATCCTGGTGCTGGATATACTGTTATACCTAATGTACAATTCTTGACAGAGGATGGTAAGGGTAGCGGAGCATCAGCTGTTGCAGGTCTTGGTACTGTTGGTGTAATGGGACCAATTACTATAACTTCAAATGGTGCTGGATATACCATACCACCAACGATTACCGTCAGTGCTCCACCAACAGGAGGGCAGACAGGTATACTTACATCTAAGATCAACACTACAACTAATAAGGTTACTGAGGTTAATGTCCTAAGTGCAGGTTATGGATATACTGTAGCACCAACAATTACAATAGGTTCTGCATCTACTACTGGTGCTGGAACATTCCTCTATGGAGAAATGATCACTGGTGAGTCTACTCTTACTACTGCATTTGTTACTAAGTGGGATACAACTACCAATACATTACTTGCTAGAAATCTATCTGGTAACTTTGCAGTTGGTGAACAGATTACTAATGTTGGATTCGGAAGTGCAGTCTACTCCCTAGATAGTATAGACTATAACGATGATGATTATTATGAAACTAGTGATGAAATTCAAACTATTTCTGATTCTAGTATTCTAGACTTTACAGAAAAAAATCCATTTGGTGAGGTATAATGCTCGGCACTTATTTTTACAATGAGACTATTCGCAAAACAGTAATTGCTTTCGGTACACTGTTTAATAATATTCGGATAAAGAAATTCGCAAACGACGGTACATCAATCAGTCAGGTTAAGGTTCCTATTGCTTATGGACCAATGCAAAGGTTCTTGGCAAGGATTGAACAGCAAACAAACTTTGACGACAATGTTGCTATTACTTTACCTAGACTCAGTTTTGAATTAGCGTCTTATACATATGATCCAACTAGGAAAGCATCACCAATAACAAAGTTTACATCTAAAGGTGATGCAAAAACAAAAATCAAAAAGATGTATCTACCTGTACCCTATGATGTAGGGTTCAGACTAAGTTTTGCTACAAAACTACAGGACGATGCACTACAGATAATTGAACAAATACTTCCTCATTTTCAACCTTCATTTCAAGTAACGGTGAATATGTTGGAAGGTATTGAAGAGAAAAGAGATATACCATTTACTCTAAGAAACGTTTCCTTTAATGATGAGTATGAGGGAGATTTTTCAAATAGAAGATTTATACAGTATGATTTAGATTTTGTTGCTAAGACTTACTTCTACACTGAAGTACCTACAGACGAAGGTGGAATCATCAAGAAGGTTCAGGTCGATTACTCTACTGCTATCAGAGCACCAAGATCACAACGATATACTGTTGTACCTGCAGCAACTAAGGATTACAATGATGATACGGCAGCTGCACTGACTGATAAGGTTACAAGTAATAAGACTCTAGTCAAGGTCAACTCTGCTGCTTCACTATCTACTGGAACATACATACAAATCAACTCTGAGGTCATGAGGATTATGGAGATTGATGGTACTAATGTTGTTGTAAGAAGAGGTCAATATGGTAGTAAGATTGGTGAACATTTCAGCGGAGATAAGATAAGTCAGGTAGACGCTGTTGATGCTGGTTTGATTGAAGTTGGAGATGAGTTTGGATTTACTGAATCTAGATCCTTCTTCGATGGAGATGGACAAACTTATAGTACTTCCCAAGGAACTGATGTGGAGATCTAATTATGAAAGAATCAACTTATGATGCTATAGAAAATGCACTTGATGTAAAATCTGAAATCGTTAGAGAAAAGAAAAAGATCTCTAAAGTTAGAGAAGATACTTCTGATGATCCTCAAAAGGATTATGAGTATAGTAGAGCACAACTCTACACTCTTGTGGAGAAAGGTCAGGAAGCGGTCAATGGTATTTTGGATGTAGCAAACGATAGTATGCACCCCAGAGCATTTGAAGTTGCAGGTCAACTTATCAAACACGTAGCAGATACTACTGATAAGTTAGTTGATCTTCAAAAGAAAATGAAGGACTTAGATGAAGATCAAGGTCCAAAACAAGTTACCAACAATTCATTGTTTGTTGGTAGTACAGCAGATCTTCAGAAGATGTTAAAACAGATGGGTAAAGCTAAATAATCTTATGGAAAATTCTACAAGGAAAGTTATGCAGGAAGAAGTTTCCAGAAGAAAGAAACCTTCTGCTCTAAAGAAGAAAGCAAAACTTGATGCTGCTTTAGAAAAACTAAAGAAGGCAAGAGCATCAGTAAAAGAAGATGTAAAACATTTTGATAATTGTTTGACAGCTATCAGAGGATCTGAATGTAAACCAGGTCAAAAAGTTAAATTATTGAAAATTGCTGCTAAAGTAAGAGGTATAAGAACTGAAGCATCAAATCAAAATAGACATAGACAAAATGTTGCTACTGGTGGTAAGGATGTATCTGGACCACTTGCTACACGTGATGATAAGGGATCTGCTATGACTAGGAATCCTGGCGGTGCAATTACACAGAAACAGAATCCTAGGGTAGGTAAACCTGATGGTCCTGATGATAAGAGAACTAAAAGAGGTGAAAGAAAACTAGCAGCAATTGATAAACTAAATGATAGAAGAAAAAGGAAAATAAAATCAGGATTGGAGAAAGGTGCTAAAGTTGCTAGTGCAACTGGAAAAGTTGCAGTAGCAGCAGTTAAGAAAGGTGGTAGTATGGCGAAAAAAGGTACAACTGCTGCAGTAGGTGGTTACGGACAATCGAGTTTCGGATAAAATATGCCTACAAAAAGTGACATCTATCTTGGTAATCCTAATCTAAAGAAGGCTAATACAACACAAGAATTCACTGAGGAACACATTATGGAGTTCCTTAAGTGTAAAGACGATCCAGTTTATTTTACGCACGAACATATAAAAATCGTCAACGTAGACGAGGGTTTGGTCAACTTTGAAATGTATCCTTTTCAGGAGAAGTTAATATCAAACTTTCATAAACACAGATTCAATATCTGTAAGATGCCTCGTCAGACTGGTAAGTCTACAACTGTAGTTTCTTACTTACTCCATTACGCAATATTCAACGATAACGTCAATATTGGTATCCTCGCAAACAAAGCAGCGACTGCTAGAGATCTACTCGGACGACTACAACTGGCATATGAGAACTTGCCGAGTTGGATGCAACAGGGTATTGTCGCTTGGAACAAAGGATCAATGGAACTCGAAAACGGTTCCAAGATCATAGCAGCATCTACATCTGCATCTGCTGTTCGAGGTATGTCATTCAACATCATCTTCCTTGATGAGTTTGCATTCGTGCAGAACCATTTGGCGGATGACTTCTTTGCATCTGTATATCCTACTATATCTTCTGGTAAATCTACCAAGGTTATAATAGTATCCACTCCTCATGGTATGAACCACTTCTATCGAATGTGGCATGATGCTGAACGAGGGCAGAATGAGTACACTCCAACAGAGGTACATTGGTCTGAGGTTCCTGGTAGGGATTCTAAGTGGAAAGATCAAACTATAAGAAACACTAGTAAACAACAGTTTGCTATTGAGTTTGAGTGTGAGTTCTTAGGATCTGTTGATACTTTGATATCAGCAGCTAAGTTGAAATCAATGGTATATGAGAATCCTGTAGAACAGAATGGTAAGTTATCAATATATGAGAACCCTTATAAGGATAGAGATTATATTATCACTGTGGACGTGGCAAGAGGTATCTCTAAGGATTATAGTGCCTTTATAGTTGCAGATATAACTGAGTTTCCATATAAGATTGTTGCCACGTATAGAGACAACGAAGTCAAACCTATGTTATTTCCTTCTATTATTGAGGAAGTTGCTACTGCATATAACAAAGCATATGTTCTATGTGAGGTAAATGATATCGGAGATCAGGTAGCATCTATCTTATTCTATGATCTTGAGTATGAGAATCTATTGATGGTTGCTATGAGAGGTAGAGCAGGACAGATTGTTGGTTCTGGATTCTCTGGTGTCAAGACTCAACTAGGTGTAAAGATGAGTACCACTACCAAGAAGGTAGGGTGTTCAAACTTAAAGACCTTGGTTGAGGAAGATAAACTTACCTTCATGGATTACAACATCATTAGTGAGTTGACTACATTCATTCAGAAGAAGCAATCCTTTGAGGCAGAGGAAGGTTGTAATGATGACCTTGCTATGTGTTTGGTTATATTCTCTTGGTTAGTAGCACAGGATTACTTCAAAGAGATGACAGATCAGGACGTTCGGAAACGTATATATGAAGAGCAAAAGAATGCTATAGAACAGGATATGGCTCCATTTGGATTTGTCATGGATGGTTTAGAAGATGATTTAGAACTTGGAGATAATACTGAGAATTGGAAAAAGGCAGATGAGTATGGAGATAGATCCTTTATGTGGGAATATCACGTATAAGCGTAATAAATATACTTTTTCATAAATAATTTCAGTCTAAAAGTAGGACCCAGTAGGGAGTTAGAATGGCACTTCGATTAGCATCCCCAGGAATATCGGTAAGAGAGGTCGATCTTACACGAGGTGGCGTAGATTTTACTCTCAACGTTGTTGGTGGTATTGCAGCTCCTTTTAAGAAAGGACCATGTAATGAGATAACCAGAATCAATAATGAGAAAGATTTAGTAGATACCTTCGGTGAACCTGGTGTAGGAACAACAGATTTCCATTATGAAACATGGTACGCAGCATCAAACTTCTTATCCTATGGTGGTAAGTTAGATGTTGTACGTTGTGTTGGTGGAGATCTAAACACAGCAAACGCTGGTGTTGGTACATCAAACATCACTCTTCTTTTGGAAGGGTATGATGATTACGTCAACAACCAAGCAGACGACACGACTTGGTATTTTTCTGCTAAAAACCCTGGGCATTGGGCAGAGAATGTAAAGGTCGCTGTTATCGACAACGCATCAGACCAAACAATTACACCTACTTTCGAGACAGGATCTATTGCATCCAACGTTACTGTTGGATATGGTGTTACTCAAATACTAACTGGAGTCTCTGTTGGTGTTGGTACAACTGCTGCTGCTAGTGGATACCTCAAGGGTATCGTTACAGCAAAAGGTACAACTACCATTGATGTAAGAGTTGTAAGTACAGTTGCTGCTGATGGTACAGAAACCTTAGTAGATTATCAACAAAATTCACAGTATGAATTCAAAACAGGAGCACCACTGAAGGTTATTTCTAACGGTGGATCAGTTACTGCATTTGGTTCTACTATAAGTTCAGTTGATTGGTATAACCAACAAAACATTCTTACTAGTGTTGCAGATGGTGGTACAGACTTTACCACACTGTCATGGAGATCAGTACTGAATAAGCCGAAAACAAATAATTACGTAACTAGAAGAGATGGTTCAAATGATGCTCTTCACATTGTTGTTATAGATGCAGGTGGTGGAGTAACAGGTGATGTTGGTTCTGTTCTAGAGAAGTTCCCTAACCTTTCTAAGGCAAAGGATGCAACAACATCTGGTAATGAGAAGATTTACTGGAAGGATTATCTTGCTGATAACTCAGAGTATATCTTTGCAGGTCATCAATTAACTCAAGGAACTGATACTCATTGGGGTACATCTCCAATAAAATCTGGATTCACTTCAGGTTTCACTGGAGTATCAAATAATGCTGCTGCATGGGGTCAAGATGCGAAGAATATCAAGTTTAGTTCTATTGGTAATGTCAAGTACGATCTAACAGGTGGTTTAGATTACACTGGTGTAGGTCTTTATGACGCTCCACTAGGAGATATCCTTAATTCCTATGATAAATTTGCCGATCCTGTCGATAGCGACATTAGATTCCTCCTACAAGGCGGTGCTTCACTTACTAAGGAAGAGGAACAGGCAAAGGCAAACAAACTAATTCAACTGGCAGAGGGTAGAAAAGATACCGTCGCAGTTATATCACCAAATAGAACTTCATTGGTCAACGTAACTAACAGTGCTGACCAACTAACAAATGTTCTATCATTCTTTGCACCACTAACTTCTTCATCTTACGTTGTATTCGATGCTGGTTACCAGTACGTATACGATAGGTTCAATAAGAAGTTTATCTGGATGCCAGCTTCTGCAGACGTAGCAGGAACTATGGTAAGAACTGATAGAGATCACTTCCCTTGGTTCTCACCTGCTGGTACACAAAGAGGTGGACTAAACTTTGCTATCAAACTTGCATTCAACCCTGGACAAGACGCTAGGGATCAACTCTACTCAAATAGAGTTAATCCAATAACCAATAAGCCTGGAGACGGTATTATCCTATTCGGTGATAAGACAGGTCTTTCTTATGAGAGTGCTTTTGATCGCATCAACGTAAGAAGATTGTTCATCGTTATCGAGCAAGCAATCGAGAACGCTGCTAAGTCAGTTCTATTTGAACTCAACGATGCAGGAACAAGATCAAACTTCATCAACGTCGTTGAACCATTCCTAAGGGATGTTCAAGCGAAGAGAGGAATTCAAGACTTCCTACTCGTGTGTGATGAAACAAACAACACACCTGATGTCATTGATCGTAATGAATTCCTCGCTGACATCTATGTCAAACCTGCAAGATCGATCAACTTCATCGGTCTAACCTTCGTCGCCACACGCACTGGAGTATCCTTCAGTGAAGTTGTAGGCACTGTGTAATAGGAGACCCCCACAATTATGGCTTTAGATAGAAACATTTTTTCGGTTCCAAACAACGAAAGGTCTATTGATTCTTTCAAATCAAGACTTGTAAGTGGTGGTGCTCGTCCTAACCTCTTTGAGGTTGAGATGGACTTCCCTTCAGGTGTAGGTATTTTCGATGATGAGATCGAAAACACCAGTCATCGTATGATGATCAAAGGAGCACAATTACCTGCTTCCAACATCGCTGAGGTTATCGTTCCTTTTAGAGGAAGACAACTGAAGGTTGCTGGTGACAGAAGATTTGATCCTTGGACAATCACAGTACTAAACGATGGCGACTTCAAACTGCGTCAAGCATTTGAACGTTGGGCTAACTATATCATCAAAGTATCTGATGGATCTGGTTCAATCAATCCTACAGACTACTTCGCTGATTGGAGAGTCAACCAGTTAGGTCGTGCAAACACAGACTTAGATACTAGTGGTGCTCAGAGTGCTGCTACTCTTCCTGTACTAAGAAGATACTCTATGAAGGGTTGTTGGCCAAGTGCAGTAAGTGGTATAGAACTGTCTTACGATACACAAGACACCATCGAAGAGTTCCAAGTTACCCTCCAAGTTCAGTGGTGGGAAGCATATGATGCCTCAAATGCTGGTTCTGTAGTCTGATAAATAGGTCGTAAAGAAAAATAAATTATGGCCAAGCTTTTTGGTTTCTCAATTGAAGATGAATCTAAGAAGTCGAAAGGTATAATTAGCCCTGTTCCTCAGAATAATGAGGACGGGGCCGATTACTTTTTATCTTCAGGATTCTACGGACAGTACATTGACATCGAAGGTGTCTTTCGTACCGAGTTCGACGTTGTTAAGAGATACCGTGACATGGCATTACACCCTGAGTGTGATACCGCAATTGAGCATGTTGTGAATGAAGCAATTGTATCCGATTCAAATGACAGTCCAGTAGAAATAGATCTAGACAATTTGAATGTAAGTGATAATCTGAAGAAGGTTGTTAGAAACGAGTTCAAATATATCAAAGACATCATGGACTTCGATAAGAAGTCTCACGAGATTTTTAGAAACTGGTATGTTGATGGTCGATTATATTACCATAAAGTAATTGACGTACAGAAACCTGACGAAGGTATAAAGGAGATTAGATATATTGATTCTCTGAAACTGAAGTTGATGAGGATACAACCTAAGAATGAAAGGGGTGCTAAAGGAGCAGAAGGTATACCTGTTATGCCTTATGCTGGTGAAACTACTATCAATAAGGATGCTAAGATAACTGAGTTCTATACCTATTACCCACAAGGTATGGCACAGAAGTTTGGTTCTGTAGCAGGTAAAGGTGTAAAGATTGCTAAGGATTCAATTACACATGTACACTCTGGACTAGTAGATCGTAACAAGAAGATTACGTTATCTTACTTACATAAAGCAATCAAAGGTCTGAACCAGTTACGTATGATCGAGGACTCTCTCGTTATATACAGACTGTCAAGAGCACCTGAAAGAAGAATATTCTATATTGATGTTGGTAATCTACCAAAGGTAAAGGCAGAACAATACCTCCGTGATGTCATGATGAGGTATCGTAACAAGTTAGTTTACGATGCTAACACTGGTGAGATCAAGGATGACAAGAAGTTCATGTCTATGCTAGAGGACTTCTGGCTTCCAAGACGTGAAGGTGGTAGAGGAACTGAAATCTCCACACTACCAGGTGGACAGAACTTAGGTGAACTTGCAGATATCGAGTACTTCCAGAGGAAGTTATATCGAGCATTGAATGTACCTGAGTCTAGAATTTCTGGTACTGACAGTGGGTTCAACTTAGGTAGATCATCTGAGATTTTACGTGACGAACTAATGTTCAGTAAGTTCGTTGGTCGTCTAAGAAAGAGATTCAGTTACTTGTTCTTAGACATGCTGAAGACTCAGTTGGTACTTAAGAACATCGTTACCCCAGAAGATTGGGATAAGATGTCTGAGCATATTCAGTTTGATTATCTCTATGATAATCATTTTGCTGAGTTGAAAGACCATGAACTGATGACTGAACGTCTTAATATCATGGTTGCTATCGAACCATACATCGGTACATACTACTCAAGAGATTATGTGAAGCGTAAGGTATTACGTCAGACTGATGAGGAGATAGAAGAAATGGCACAGGAGATGGAAGAGGAGAACGAAGTAGGATATGGTGTACCTATTGAAACTCAAAACGCACTGATGCAAGGTGCTATTGATGCTGAGGTTGGAGCACAATCAGGTGCTGGTAATGGTGCTAACGGATCATCTACTAAGAAACCTGATACTAGTGGTTCTAAGAACGGACAGAAAACTTCCGCACCACAACTAGATATCAAGAAAGCCAAGATATAAATAACTCATAGCGTTTTATAAATTATGGATTCTGCTGAATTATTAGATATGATAGCTGGAGATGCCAAATCTTCGGAGATCTCTGATGCTCTGAAAGATATGCTTTATGCAAAATCTGCTGATACTGTGGATAAAATGACTCCACATATTGCTGCTGGTTTGTTTGGGGATAACCCAGAAGAACAAGAAGTGGAACAACCTGAGGCAAACGCTGAAGTTGAAACCCAAGATCAAGAACAACAGGAAGAAGAATGAGTGCATCACAACCACTGTCACTAGTTACTGATCACGGTACTCTCACTAGTGCTAATGCAACTACTGCTGTCACTGCTGCGAAGACCATCAAATCTGGTGTACTGTATGTGACATGCTCAGATGAAAAGAAAGCAGGTAACATAGTTGCCTGTAACACCGCTACTCAAGCAGGTGTTGGATCTTTTCATGTAGCGAAAGGAGATACATTCCTTTATAGGTATGGACATCCTGCAAGGGGAACAGTTACGGCTGCTTCTAAAGCAAACCCTTGTGTTCTAACATTGAACCATCCAGATAGTAAGATTCGAGTAGGTGACTACATCACTATGAGTGGTGCAGCAGTCGGTGCTTGGAATACTCTTATTGCTCATAAAGAAGTAACTGCTGTTTCATCTCCACAACAGTGGAATGATTATCAACAGACAATTACTGTCGATGCAAACAGTTCTGCTTTAGCAGACTTTACTGGTACTGCTTCAATTGAGAAATCAGTGATCTTTAGATTAGCACCAGAGACATCCGATGGATGTACATTGCACATTTCCGAGGTAGGCATAGGATGAAGTTAATTTCAGAAGAAATTGAATCAGTAGATATTCTTACCGAAGAAAAAGACGGCAAGAAAACTCTCTATATTCAAGGACCATTTTTACAGGCTGAGGTAGTCAATCGCAATAAGCGTTGCTATCCAATCGGTACAATGGTGAATGAAGTAAAGAGGTATAATGAGGAGTTTGTTTCTAAAGGAAGAGCACTAGGAGAACTAGGACATCCTGATGGACCACAAATAAACCTTGATCGTGTATCACATAAGATCGTTACTCTTACTCAAGAGGGTAATAATTTTATAGGTAAAGCACAGATCCTTTCAACACCTATGGGTAAGATAGCAGAATCGCTTCTTGCTGATGGTGTGAAACTAGGTGTTTCATCTAGAGGAATGGGATCAATCACACAACAAGAAGGCATCTCTTATGTTGGAGAAGACTTCATGTTGGCAACTGCTGCTGACATAGTAGCAGATCCTTCTGCACCCGATGCATTTGTAGACGGTGTAATGGAAGGTAAAGAATGGGTATGGGAAGGAAGCGTTCTTCGGGAGAGGAATCTTACTTCAGTTAAAAAGAGTATAAATACCCTCGTAGATCAGAAGAGATTGGATGAGCACAAACTTGCGCTTTTCCAAAAGTTCTTACAGGATCTATAATCTATAAATAATAACAGTAATTTCTACGGAACTACGGACTGGTAAAAATGGCAGCTTCTAAGAACACAGAGGTACTACATGAGATGGAGAACCAGGTAACCAAAGGTGCTAAGCCAGCGGAACCAAAACAGGCCACTCCTAACTATGTACCTGACAACGCAGCAATCGAAGATCTAGGTGGACCTACACCTACGAACAGTAAACCAACTGACAACAGCAATAAGTTAAAGACACCTAATGCTGCTTTCGCTCAGACTGGTGATGTTCAGACTAAAGGTTCTGCAGGTACAGTTCAACAAGATGGTCCTTTAGGGGCAGTTGGACTTAAGTCATCTGGATATGGCAAAGGTGCTAACGAAGAAGCTGAAGTCGAGGCAGACGAGAAGCAAGAAGTCGTTGCAGAACAGCCCGTAGAAGAGAAAGAGACAGTTCAGGAAGATAGTATCGACCTTAGCGATGATGTAAAAGCATTGTTTGAAGGCGAAGAACTCTCTGACTCTTTCCAAGAGAAAGCGAAGACAATCTTTGAAGCGAC